AACATTGCACTAAAAGCTTACGGCAATGGTAATCTTGAAATGGCTGGAACTATCAGTGACTCAAAAGGTGATCTAAGAAAGATACCTTTTAAACAAGAGTCAAGTTCATATACTTTAGTTGCTGCTGATGCTGGTAAAGCAATTGAAGCACAAGGTAATATTACTGTACCAAATGGAGTTTTTGGTTCTGGTGATGCCGTAACTATCATTAACGATACTGGTTCGGATCTATCTATTTCAATGGGATCAGGTTTAGGTAGTATGTTTAATGTTGCTGATGGCACTAGTGGAAATCTAACTTTTGGTGGTAGAGGAATGGCAACAATATATTTTGTCAATAGCACCACTTGCTACATTTCAGGTTCTCAGTTGAGTTAAGAACATGCCTATACAACAAATGTTCCTTGGTATGGGTGGTGGTCCCACTACAGTGACCGAAACACTCACATCTACTTCTACTAGTGGTAGTAGTTGGACAGCGCCTGATGGTGTAACATCAGTAAACGCTGTGTTAACTGGAGCTGATGATATACCTCAATCCAGTTTTGGTCTGAATTTGGCAGCAAGTACAAACTATTCCAGTATTGGTAATCCTCCTTCAGAGGCTAGCATGACTGCTGCAATTCAATCATGGTTAAATGCTCACGCATCAACAATTAACTCTGGTGCTCCAGGTTCAAGAACTCTTACTGGACCGTTTGAAAATTCATTTACTTTTGACAATGGAGATACTGTAACTATGCAAGAGTCACAAGTTTTTTATAATTCTAGTCAAAGTGGAACTGTAACTGGCACAATGGCAACCACTTTTACTTCCGTGAATCACCAAACAAGTTTCGGAAGAGTTTTCCGATATTTCTCTGGGTTGTCAGCAGTGGCTGCTGGTGTTGCTGGAAACGATGCAACAATGTTTGGATACACTGCTGCAGGAGCATCCATTGGAGGATCGCCAACAACCGTTACTCAAAACAATATTAGTGTTACACCTGGACAAAGTTATTCTTTTAATAGTGGGTATGTTGCACGTCCAGGGGGCGCTTATGCCACAAGAAACGGAAGCATTGTATTGACATATTATGTCTGAACATAAATACTATTTTAGCATGAATTTACCATGGATCCAGCAAAACTGAGAACTGAGTTTCAAAAACAAATTGCAGATGCAGAACTGAGACTCAAGAAGGCAGAAGAGGAAGTTGTCTCTATCAAGGAGTATAAACTCAAACTGCAAGGCGGTCTTGAAACATTAGATTTACTTGAGTCACCTGAACCTCCTGAGGTTGACAAACCTGCTAAATCTAAGTAAACTAACTCTGTCAAGGGTTCAAAGATAAATAGTAGAGCTTTATAAGATATAACTGATGGCAGCGATACCTGTAAATATTGTAGTTGATCGTCATGCCAACTTTGATGTGACTTTCTTCATTACAAATAAGGATGGCACTCCATTAAACATGGTGGGTTATACTGGAGAAGCTCATTTCAAGAAGAGTTATAGTGCTACATCTAGCATCCAAGTTCCCCTAGTGTTTGTGAATAGAACATCAGGTGAAATTGGTATCTCTATGACTGGCGCTGAGACGGGAGTGCTTGACCGTAGAAGATATGTCTATGACATTCTTCTAGAATCACCCCAAGGATATAAGACGAGAGTCATTGAGGGCATTGTAGAAGTCAATCCTGGAGTATCCTCCTGATGGCAGAGTATAATGTAAGAGTTGGTACAAATACACATCGTGTTGCTCTGAGAGAAAATCCTCAGTACAACCTGGATGTTAACTACCAGATTCCAACAAAGTCAACACAGTTCACCAATCTGATCCTGGATGATATTTCAGCATCGTTTGATTGTGTGAGTAGTCCTGCTGTTGATACATTCAACCTCTCTGTTAATGGTGAGGCATACTACCCGATTAATGAACAGCAACTCATTATTTCTATTAATGATGTTGTTCTAAAACCTGCGGTTGATTATATTGTTTCTAACAATCAAATTGTCTTTTCATCCGCTCCATGCGCTGGTAATAAATTTTCTGGTGTTGCATTAGTAACTACCGCAGATTTAACCAGAACACTTAACTTCGTAATTGACTCTGGATCGTTCCCTATGGCGACTGGTCCGAAAGGAGATATGACCCTAGATGTTACGGGCACAATTGAGTCGTGGACTATCTTTTCAGAGACTCCTGGCAATATTGAGATGGACATTCTGAAAGCATCATTTGCTGACTTTCCTAATTTCACATCTATCTGTGGCACAGAACTTCCTACTCTAGGTGTTATAAATCAATTACAGGAGGACAAGAAAAAGGATGACAACCTCTCCACATGGAATACCACTATCGATGCTGGAGACATCCTAAGGTTCGTTGTGAACTATGTTCACGACATAACTAAAGTCACTGTATCCCTTAGGATCAAATTATAAATAATCAGTGGTATAAATAATCATACAGATAGCAACGTAATCGACAGAGGACACACATGGCACTCTTAGTAACCGACAACGGCGAAATTGATTCTCTAAGAAATCTGCTTAACTATTCGCAGAACATTCCTAGGAATCTAATTCTAAAACTGTTTAGCACAGACACATATCCTGCAGAGAGTGACACTCCCTCTCAGACTAGATATTTTGAACCATATACCGATAACAACACGATCGGTTACGGTTCTGGTCCTACTACTGGATATCCTCAGGTCATTAACAACAGAACTGACCAGGACTATGTTCAGCAGTATGGTATCCTTTTGAATGGTAACCGTTGGACCATTGAAACTGAACCATCTGCAGTTACTACCGTCAATGGTGATGGTGTCTCTGGCGAATACCTGATTACTGTTGCTAGCAATACTGGTATTAAGAAGGGCGATTATGTCACTGGTGGTTCTGTCGGAACTGGTGCATATGTTGTCGATATTGACGGCACAACCCTCAACCTGAGTGTCAAAAACAGCGGTAACTTCACTGCACAACCTCTTGCTTTCGGTAAGGGTAGAACAACTGCTTCTTATCCTGAGCAGACTTTCACCTTCGATGGTCCTGCAGGTAACATCTACGGTTACTATCTGTCCCGTGCCAACAACATGCCTACCACTATTCACGGTGTGGCAGACGCAGCAACTATTGCTGCTGGTACTCAGATTTCTAAGTCTGGTGTCAGAGGAACTATTGGTAACAACTATCTAACTCTTGCTGCTGTATCTGCAGTTACTGCTGCTACTGGTACTGCTGGTGAGTTCGAGATCAGCGTTGCTTCCACTACTGGCGTTGCTGTTAACCAGCGCGTAACTGGAACTAACATTGCTCTTAACGCTCGCGTTGCTGGTATCGTTGGTACTACTGTATACCTAGACAAGCCTAACGCTGGTGCAGTTTCTGGTGATGCTACATTCAAGGCGAATGTTGCTGAAGATCTAGCACTCGGCATGAGAGTTTCTCAGAGTTCTACTCCAAACGGTATTGATGCTAACACCATCATCACTGGTATTGACTTCGAGACAGAAGACACTGATGGAACTGTAACAGTTTACTTGAACAACCTACTGATTGAAAACATTCAGGCATCTAACGGTAACGACACTGTTCTCTTTGACTACAGCAAAGTTACTGCAACTGGTCATGGTCTAGTTGTTGGTGATGCAGTCTACATCGATCAGGGTACTGGTAACAGCACAACTACTGCTGGTACATACATTGTTCACACTGTACCTGATGCAAATACTTTCACCACTACCAAAGCAATTGATGGTACTGGTGCAGCGACTCTCTATGATGCGATCTTCTTCGCTGAGAGATTCACAAATGGTCCATACGCGATTCAAAACGCGGGTGACCAAATCAAAGTCACACTGAATGTCAGCCTCGACTGATTGATTCATTTGAACTCTTTATTATGTTGGGGGATTGCAAGAGCGGTCCCCTTTTTTATTAATGAGGAGGTCGAACCTTAATGTCAACGGTATACGAATATAAAACTGGACAGTTTGTATCGTACCCTATCGATTCTTATGCGAACGATGGGGTGGATTCGTATGCCAATGAAGTAATCGAGAGATTTGGTTACGACGACCCTTCTCTACCTGGAAAATTACACAATGTAATTTTTAGATTTAATAATAAGGATTTAAGAACATATTCATGGAATCCTTCGTCTATTGAACCGTTCATTGAGATTGACTACGGTTTAAATTCGTTGGCATTGACACCAACTGCTTTTGTTGATGGTGGGTCCGTTAGAGACACCGAAGCAGTTGAAGTGGATGATTGGGGAAGAATCATCTACGCAGATACTAACTTCCCATTCGGAACACTTAGACCTGTCAGTAATACAACTTGGACAGTTGTACATGCATGGGTTGGTACAGGTACTGTATTTGAAAGAGGCGATACTTACTATCGTCTGGTCGCTCCGTATATCGTTACGGGTACACTGCATGTTACTGGTAACACCGTTACGCACTGGGTGCCAAGCATCAAGTCCGATGGTCTCTTTGGCATCCAGTCGCTTACGGATATTGCATTCTCCAAGAAAGAACTTGGAAGTGGAAATCTATTCAATATTGGTAATGGATTCTCCCTTCGTAGCAGAGCATACGAAACGCAAGGAGTTATTGAAGTTAGTGGAGATGCAGGAATTGCATTCCAGCCTAACTGGGTCGGTAGTGGTACTGTCGAAGTTGATGGTTCTGCACCTATACTTAGAACCTTCGGATACGAAGCTTCTGGAACTCTACCAGCACTCAACAGTAAGGACGAAAGAAGAACTTATTCGTACAACACATCTTCTGTTGTACCATTCGGGTATCTGGATTTTGGAACTGTTCCACTCCAGACATACCAGCATATTACAAGCAACCAGACACTATCGGGAGTCAGTTCTGAGTCGATAGTTCTGGTTGATCCTGGTGTAACGGCGAGTGTTTCACCACAGTACCAAGTTGCGCTGCCTATTGGTACTCCACAAAATACAATTGAATACGCTCCTATTTCTATTGGTAAGACTACCAGTGAGGATTGGGGATTCATTAATGTCACTGGAACTAAGTTCCCATTCGGTGTCAGTAGACTCAAGTCTGAGACACTCATCAACTTCGTTCCTAATTATGTTGTCCAGGGTGACATCTCTGTCTTTGGTGTTGCGATTGCTAAAACCAATCCAATCTGGAAAGGATTCATCATCAACAAAATTAGTGGTGCTGCAATCACTAACTTCAGTCTCCTACATCCTGGTTCTGGTAATCTATTCAGTATTGGTGGCGGCGAAGAAACCAGAGCATATGCATACGCTGGTTCTGGAGACCTATTCAACTTCGTCTCTACAGAAGAGAGAGTTGCTACTGATTATGTTGGATCTGGTGGTATTGAATTCAGCAATGCTGCAAATGTCAGCTTCGCACCTAACTGGATCTCTGAAGGTGTCATCGATGTAACAGGTGCTGTATCTGACATCAAGAGAACATTTGCTCAAGATGAAATTGGTAATCTATTCGTCTTTAGTGGTGATGCATATCACGAAAGACGCACTTACGATTACAACGATTCTTCTATCTCGTTCTTCAGATACGAGAACTTTGGATTCATTCCATCCAGTGCATCTGTACAGACTATTTCTGGTCCTCAGACCATATCGGGAGAGTCTACAGATCCAGTTGTAAGAATCGAGAATACTGTAACGGTCAACCCAACATTCAAGCTCATCTTGAATGCAAATACCGTTCCAACTGCAGTATACGATCACGGTACTATTACCGAAGGTTACTCTGGAAACATCGACTGGGGCTTCATCAGTCAGACAGTTACCAACTATCCATTCGGTAAGTTCCTCTACAACGGTGCTGCTAAGACTAACTTCTCCCTCAGACACATTGGTGATGGTGAGGTTGTACTTGGTGGTGAGGCGAGAGCAAGAGTCAACCCACAATGGTTTGCCGAGATTCAGATCGAAGTCTTTGGTGGTGAGGAGTACAGTCTCACTAAGACTTATGTTGGACGCGGTGACCTGTTCAACTTTGTATCTACGACAGACAGCAGAGCATTTGCGTATCAAGGCGAAGGTCAGATCTTTGCAATCAATGGTGCTGCAGAATCTGCAACCTTCAGCGAACTCAAGGATGGTCTATTCGAGTTTGTTGGTGCTGCTCATGTATCCTTCTCCCCCAACTGGATTGTCGAGGGATCGATCAAAGTCGATGGCACACCATCTTCTGTTCTCAGAACATTTTCTCAGAACGAAGTCAGCAATCTGTTTGTATTCGAGGGAGATGCTTATCACGAGCGTCGTACCTACAGCTACAACGATTCTTCTATTGGGTTCTTCGATTACGAGAACTTCGGATTCCTTCCATCTACAGCATCGATTGGAAGTATTACAAGTCCAACTATTCTCTCTGGATCTTCTTCGGATCCAGTTATCAGAATCGAGAATGGTGTCACTGCGGTAGTAGATCCTCAGTATCAAATTATTCTAACTGCAAATGCAGTTCCAACAGTAACTCTAGATCATGGATTTATTACTGTTGGTCATTCTGGTACGATCGACTGGGGATTCATTACTCAGACTGTTACGAACTATCCGTTTGGCAAGTTCCTACTCAACAGTGCAACTCGTACCAACTTCTCCCTCAGACATATTGGTTCTGGTGGACTCAAGATATTTGTCGATGGTCGCGCAAGAGTCAATCCTCAGTGGGTTGCAGAGATCCAGATCGAACTCAAGGGTACTGCACACAGCAGTCTTTCCAAGGTCTTTACTGGAGAAGGAAGAATTCCTTCGTTCGTTGGAAAAGACGAGAGCAGAACATTTGCATACGAAGGCGAAGGTCAACTATTTGGTCTTGGCGGTCTTGTCGAAAGCGTCAGCTTCAATCCAGACGAGAAGCAAATGCTCTTCTCCTTCTTTGGAGATGCAGGCGAATCGTTCGTACCAAACTGGAATGGTACTGCTCGCGCAGAAATCTTTGGTACTGCAGAACCAGTCCTCAGAACATTTGGTTATCAGGCAGAAGGAAGTCTGTTTGCAGTCAGTGGCAGCGCAGAAAGAAGA